TCAATCAACCTCACGCGCGTGCTGTGCTTGTTCTGTGGCTTTCTTTATAATCTCTTTCACTTGCTTAATGGTTGGGTTCGTGTGGTTTCTAATAGTATGTTCGTTTAACAGATAACGACTTGCAACTTCTGATAGTGTCAAGCGTTCCATGTATCTAAGTCTTATTAACTCTAGGTCATCATCACTCAATGAATCAAACAGCTCTGTCATCGCGTTGAATATAAAGCGTTGTGGTGTGAGTTGGTCTGTGCTGTCTATCCTATCTGTCCATGACTTCATTGTACCTGTGAGATATAATCTGATATTAAACTCTAGTTCATTCATAATATAATCCTCCAAACAAAAAAGCACCCCCACAATTAGAGATACTTTCCTGCACTATTATACCATGCGCATCTCTGCGTCTTTTTATAAGACTATTATATCATGCTTTAGATATAATTTCCTTAGCTTTCTTCATGACTTTACCTGTCTTAGCTGTAATCTGATAAGCTAATAGTCCTGTACGTTTTGTAGTCTCTGCGACACTTAATAGCTCTACATACCTCAAGCATAATACAGCTATGCTGTCAGTATTGACTGTGTCAAATATCTTGTCGAGATTTTCTAATAAATTGAGAAGCCTTGGTAAGTTGCCTCGTTCAGCGCCAGTCTTTTCAATATATGACTGTCTGCTTTGAGCGCTAAGGTATAACGTTCCTCTAAGATACCACCTTATAATGTCTTTGGGCTTACCCCAATAATATCTTACTGTCATTATTCCTCATCTCTGCTTGCTAAGATTCTAAGTTCTTCCTCTGTTAGATTTTCAAAAGGGTTGCTAACACTCAAGTTTCCGTTGATATTAATATCTTGTACAAGTGGGTAACGTTTTAAGATTTCAGAACTTGCTCTAATGATTTGATTAGTGTCAGGGTGTTTGTCTATGACATCACCCTCTGCTGTTATCACTTGCTCTGTATGCTCTCCGCGTACTATCTTAGTTAATATGCCCAAGGTTTCCTCTGCGGTTGCTATGGCGTTGTTTGAAATGTCTTTTAACTTGCTATCAATGTATTTTTTTAAGTCAGGTTTAGTCAGGTTTTCGGCTCCTATCGACTTCGCTGTTTTTTGGCTGTACCCTGCATTAATAGCCGACTGTGTGGCGTTTCCTGTTTTAATATATTCATCACAAAATTTCTGTTGTTTTGGTGTCATCTTCACTCCTTTCTGTTTGTATATCTTGTCTTGATTATAGCAAAATAAAATGACAAGTTTTGGCAAGTTTTTATTTCCACATAACGACTAAAAGCCCAGTCATTGACTAGGCATTTTTATTTATTCGTCTAATTCAAATCCGATTAACTCTGCGATATTATCTAAAGCATTGAGGTTCATATCTGCTAAGTCTTTCGCTGTGATGATTGTACCGTCTGTGAACCGTGGCACTTCGTTGATATCTTTTTTAAACATGGAATGATTGAGCGCGTGCAAGTCTTGTAACTGTGCTTTGAGTGCCAATTCATGCGGTTTGTTTTTACTCTCTGCCGAAAGGCTCATGTCATTCAATCCTAACGCTTTAATTAAACGCTCGATACTATCAGTAAGTAAGTTCGCAAAAACTTGCGTGTCATTGCCTGATATTTCATGAGGTGCAAAGGTCAGCTCTTGCATTTCCTTAATGATTGATTTTACTGTTTCTTGTGGCTCATATTCCTGCGGCGCTGTCAGTTCTTCCACAGATAAGCCCAAAACTTCAGTAAGATCAATAAGATTTTCATGCAATCCTTTTGCTAAGTCTTTATGAGTGGCTGGTGTTTCGTTCGCTCCCTCAATGTTAATAAGGTTAGAAGTAGGTTCTGAAAGTTCACTAGTTAGTGTAAAAAGGTTAGATAAGATTGTTTTTGTATTTTGGTTCATTTTATTTTCTCCATTTTTTATATGTAGTTATTTGTAGTATTTTTTATGTCAACATTTGTCAACAACTCATTTTGTCGGACAGCGTGCTTTTTTCATGTTTTTATTTCCTCTGATAAATTCCTAGCGAGTAGGTGTTTTTGCGGTAACAGAGTAACAGATACCTATAAACGGCTTAACCATAGGGTTAAAGCCGTTACTGTTAGAAGTAACGTGTTACCGATTTTCAGTAACACTTTTATTTTTTCTTGCGGGAATAACCTTTAGTGACTTTTTTATGTTTCTCATCGTCCCAATAAAACAACCGTCTAAACAATTCCATTTCATTGGCTCGATGTAAATCGACAGCTCTATTAAAACCTGCGCTATTTGGTCTTTGAACGGTCTTTTTCCATTGGTCTTTGACATAATCAGGTAGTTTATTCTCAAACTCTCGCTTAGTAAATGGCTTTACACCCTCATCTTCACACCATGATCGATATAAAGCACTTAGAAAAGCAGTCGGTAGAAAATCACTGACGAACTCCTCAAACATATCATTTACAAAGGCTAGTACATTGTCATTAGAGATTTTAAAATCATCTAACAGCCCTTGTGTGGCTTTGGGTTCGTCAAATTTATCAAAGTTAAGCGATAAAGCGATTTTAAGGACATACTCTAAAACGTCTTTGCGTTTAATATAATCATCTTTGATTTTCCAGTTGTCATTATCTGACGTGAAAGACTTGTTAAAGGGAACAATAAGCAAACGTCTGTATGTTCCATTTGACTTGTTTCTAAACTTTGGTAAAAAGTTAGTAGATTGAATAACCAGCTTGTTAAATACTGCCAGCGTTGGTTGTTTCCCTTTGGCTTCAATCGGTACTGGGTCGCCAGTAACCACAGAAAAGTAATTCCCTGCATTGTCTAAGTAACTGACTTGGCTGTCATCTCCAATAATGCAAGTCTTCCCAACGACTTGGGAAAGGGCGAACCGTTCCGCAAATTGTTCAGCTTTGACACTTGCGACGTTCTCACGTCCGATAAGGTTCATGATGAGGCTCTGAAATGTACCTTTTCCGTCATTTCCTTTACCGACTAGCCAAACGCCTTTACGATAGGAGTAGTTGCCGTTGGTACTTGCGGAAATAATCTGCCATAAAAGGCTAACAAGTTCTTTATCTCCACTCATTAAATCAAGTAACCAGTCGTCTACGTTCCAGCCGTTAATATTGGGTACTTTTGCCTTAGCGTTGTACTTGGTCGCAATCGTTGAGGTAAAGACGTACTTAGGACTAAATGGCTCTAATTGCTGTGTTTTCTTATTGAAAATACCGTTCGCTACTGGGATTAAATGAGCTTCTGCGGTTTGTTGCTTAACCTCTGCTAAGGTTTCAAGTTTAAAGAGAACCTCTTTAGACCGTGCCTGACTGTATGACGGTTCTAACCAATAAATGAGCCGATGAAAGAAGTTCTCATTTGTTTCATATATCCCTAGTTCAGGATTATAAACGCCTAACAGTCCGCTTTGGTGGTCTAGTTTGATGACTTTGAGCGTCTTATAGATAATTCTTGCTGTTTCTAAAGGGCTTAATGATTTCGGTGGCTTTCCGTCCTCTTTAGGTGTGCTTAAAAATAAGTTACGGTGTTCAAAGAATAGTTTTCTAACAGCTCTAAGCGTTTGAGTATTTGCTTTGACATAGTCGGGGTGATTAATGATTTCTTTTTCTTGTTCTAACCAGTCTGTCAAACTGTCTTGATAACCTGCGATATTGACGACTTTTTTGCCGTCTTCGCCATAATCTGTGAAGTCCTCTATTTGAGGTTTGGGACTTCTTACGTTTCCCTGTGGCGTTTCTGCCACAAGTTTTTCTAGTTGGTCTGTCATGACTTCCTTTCTATTTCATCTTGAATACACTTTTCCAAATGGTCGCCAGCTCGTCATCAGGTAAGGGCGGACTGGTTCGATTGTTAAAGGTTCGCAATAAGTCCATGCAACTATTATTATCAATACCAATTTTTCTCCAGTAGTGAAGTATGCGATTTGTATCGTTGTTTCGGTTGCCTTTTCGTGCGCCTTGGTTGAATAACTCCCACATTTCAGCGCCATAAGTCCGACTTCCTAGCATTGGGTTCTGTCTTTTTTGTGGTCGCTGTATCATTTCAAGTAACCAGTCAGGACAATCAGAAAGGTTATCAAAAGTGAGTGGCTCGTTAGTTTCTGTATCATTCAAAGGGATATAATCGCCGTCTGTGCGTTTGCTTGGGTAGATTGGTGTGAAGTGTGTCTTTATCTCCACGCCGTCCGCTAGTTCACTGACAATCGGCTGACTGAATAGCTCTTTGGGAACTTTAAAGAAAACATGCAAGCCGTTGCCTGTGGGTGTCTTTTCAACATAGGTACTTAATATTTCCCCCTCGCTGTGTTCATTCCATAAGCGACTGAAAACACTCCGACCATTCTGTCCGTTTTGGTGCTGGTCTAAGTCAATACAAATCAAACCGCTATTTCTAAGATTAATCATAATATTGCGGTTCGGTATTTCATCAAACCATTCGCTTGCTGTGATTTCGTCAAGCGTTCCACTTGAAGTACCACGGATAACAGCTCTCTCACTTTTCCCAGCCGGAAAGCCAGCAATGACAGAAAAGCCACGACTAATACAGTTTAGGGCTTGTTCTTTGGGTGTCAATGGTCAACCTCCTCAAAGAGTTTGTCAATCCAATCAAGTTCTGCAAGCGTAGAGCCATTGACTGCATTATTAATCGCAATGCCTGTCCGTTGTTTTTTTATGATTCCAGCTCTGCGCTCGTCTTCGTTAGTTGGAATAAAATAGCCGTTATCAATTGAACCAATGGCGCAACCTTGCTTATGGAGGTACTCAATGCGACCTTGTAAGGTACGAAAATCAATGTTGAGGTTTTGTGCTAAATTTCTACCTTTGACAGCTCGGTCAATTCCTCGATGTTCAGCAAGAAATTTAATAATGTTTTGGTCTAATTTCTGTAAGTCAGTTATCTTCATTGAAATACCCCCAAATTCTAGTAATGGTTTCTAAAAATTGCTCATAGCTTGCTCTCTGTCTAGCTTCGCCAATCAAGGCAAACATTAAAACAGTAATGGCTTCGTTGCTTGTATCGCTGATAAGATATTCTAAATTGTCCTTATTACTTTCATTTTCAAGGACATCAATCGTAATTTTCATGGTTTATTTTCCTTTATTTATACTTTCATAACAGCTAATTGCTTACCTAAAAACGGTACTGGTTGCCTGCATAAGGCTTCCTTTACTCCGCTGGGTAAGATTATGCTTGTACTTGCTTCAAACTGCTGTATGAGGTCGTATTTGACCGCTCGTGCATTGTAAATCATCTTAAACGGGTGTTTGCCTGCTGGTCTAAAACTATTCCGTCCGTGCCGTTTTATAGCCGTGTAGCCTTGGTGGTGTTCAATCATTTCGCTACCTCATCAAATAAGCTGATTTCTCCGCCCTCTTTTTCGCCCTCAAATCGGACACCGTGCTTATATTTACGAACTTTAAAGCTATAATCAACTGTGCCTGTATTGGCGTTCAATGGGTCTAATTTTTCAATCTGCTTATCTGTCAGCTCTGTGTGATAGCCTTTTAAACTTCGCAACCCTACGCTATCAATACCAGCCACATAAGGGCAAGCTCTAATAATATTTGTCATTTTCTCAATCCTCTAATAAAATTTGCCTTGCCTGACAAGTTGCTAAGTATCTATGATGATGAACTTGCATATATCATCGATTAAATAGTAGATAAGTGAGGTTTTATATCGTGGTTTATAGCGATTCAATCCGTGCTTTTCCCAATTATCAAGTGTGCCGTCTGATATATCTAAGTCTTCCATGACACGCTTTTTAGAGATATAAGGCAATACTCGCTTTTCATTTCTGATTTTTGATTGCATACCAAGATATTTATTAAATAGGCTGATGACTTTATCAACTAAGCCACGGGCAACAAGGTTCGTTAAGGTGTCGTCATTCATGGAGTGCCTCCGTTCTCTGAAAATAACCCTTTTCTAAAAATCTGTAAACTTACTAAATCAGGTTGTTTCTGTCCGAAAGTTTTAGAAAAAGGTAAAGGAGCAACAGCAAAACATTCAGCTTGTCCAGTGATACTAATTGCCAACGGTGTATTATCGTCATAACGTTCAAGAGAAGTTACAAGCGCTTTTAAATCTGAAATAGTGTTAATTTTCATGCCATACCTCCGTTTTTACGTTTAGAGATAACTTCCAGCACTGCATAAGTCAGTCTGTCTTCATTTATTCCTAGCTCATTAGAAAGCTCTATAACATCATCAGCACCGATAATGTCAAACGCTGATAGAACTGTTTCTTTTGATTTTCTGCGTTGTCTTTCGTGACGTTTTCCACGGTTAAAAGCTATGTTATACAGACATTCATAAGCAAAAATGCGTTTCCACCCCTCCCAATCGTCCTTATCTTGTTTATTTAACGATTGAGATACATCTTTTTCAATGGCTTCAATTAATGGATACAACCCGTTAGGGCTGTCTGTTTTCTTTCGCGTTTGCTTTATCTCTTGTTTAATACGGTATTTTTCAACAATTTCAGGAGTGAGCTTCATCTTAAATGGTTTTCCTTTTGGAATATGTAACAACTTCCTTAATGGAGTCCGTCCGCCTTTGACATCAAACGAAAGCAGTGTTTCATCATTATGACGGTATACTCTTAAATCAAATGTTTTAAATTTCATGTCTTACCCCTTAACCATTTCTACTTGAATGTTATTTTCTAAAGTTGTGAAAGTCACTACTGATTGACCGTCAAACAAGCGGTAGACATACTCATTAAGCTGTATAAAATGTCTTGCTTTGGCTTTTAATAAGTCCATGAGTTCAAAAGCGATTGAATCATCAAGGATATAAGTTTCTTTGTTTGCTGTATTATTCATTTGTTTTTATTCTCCAATTTGTTATAATTAGAGTAAAGCAAAGCCCTGCAAGGCTTGCCTTACAATAGTTTAAAAGTCGTTTTGATGGGGATCACTTACGGCTTTTTTTGTTTTGATTGTGGATTTAATAGCAACTTTGATAGGGTCATAATCAGAACCAGCTTCAATCATGGGTATCACGATATTTTCAAGCATTTTGTAACGTTCCATTTCCTCCGAATTTAAGAGGTCAAGGAGCGTTTTTTCTTTTCGCCAGTCCGTATCTCTAGCTTGTATCTGCTTTTTAGTTAGTCCTGTCACAGTAGTAGCAAGCAAACTTCTAATAATGGTGTGCCATGTATTGCCATGACGTGGGTAATGATTCCATTCAGAAATAGCTTGATGAAGAGTAATTCCTTTAGGCTTTTCGACTGCTCTTGCAATTTTTCGTGCATAAAGTTCTTTCTCCATTTCATCAAATCGTTTGACAAGAGCGATTTTAAAATTTCTAACTACTTCCGTATTATCTAGATAAGTAATCATCAACATGGCTTGATTTCTATTAAGTTGATAGATTTTTACTTTTTGACCTCGACTATCTGGCAAGGTCGATATTTCAAATATCAACTTACCGAATTGCTCAAAATCTTTTTTATGTTTATTGATGAGTAAACGTAACGATGTTCTTTCAATTCCTGCATATTCAGCAATAACGACATGGTTAGTTACAACTTCCGCTTTACTCAAGTCAGGACTGGTTAAAAATGCTAAGTCTTTCATTATCCTCATTTCTACATAGTTTCATGACATTGCGGTCTTTCTTGCTTTCAATTTGCGTACTGGGCGATTCGCTTTTTTAATCATTCGTCAATACTTGTCTCGGGGTTAACGTGACATACCCACGTTTGGCAAAAACTATGCAATTGCCTACGTTCATTCTTGGTAAAATGATTATTTGTTATTGATTAATTGGTCGAGTGCTTTTTCAACCCGATCTCGGCGTTCATCATTAAGCTCTGTACGTAACCATACGCTAAGGGTTGAAGGAAAAATTTCAACTGCTGATGCAAGCTCATAACTTTTAATATTATGTACTAGCATTTTTTGACGAATTTCAATATTTGACATTTCCAGTCCTCTCTATGTTTACTAATTTTTGTTTACTACGAAAACAATACTAGCAAACAACTTGTTGTTTGTCAAGCTTTAAGTTTTTTGGTAAACTTTAGTTAGTAAACAAGGAATTGGTGATATATGATTGGTAAAAAAATAAAGGAATACCGGTTGGCATTAAAACTTACAGGAGAAACACTTTCAAGTTACGCTGGTATAAAAAGATCTTATCTTTCTCAGATTGAAAATGAAAAAAAGATTCCTCCTATGGAAACTTTTATGAATTTGGTAAAAGCAATAGCATATCTCTCTCCTATTACTATAGATAATGAATACGAAGTGTTAACAGAGGATGGATATGAAGAATTTTCTAAATTATTGAAGGTAGATATTGAATACATCCAAAGCGACATTCCAAGGTATTCTATTAACGTTTATCTCGGAAAAACTATAATATATTCTGATACCGAAGAAATAGATAAAGAAGATTTTGATGATCCATATATTCCTAGTAAGGCTGATGTATTAGATGAGATAATTTCTGAGAAATATTTTTATTGGAGAAGTGATATTTCTGAGTATAATCTTCTTGAACTAGAACAGCATAAAGATAAATTTCCTCTAGCTTATCATGATGAAAATGTAATTCAATCTCTATTCATTTGGTGGCAAAATACTATTTTAGGAGATATTTTCTATACTGCAACTGGAGATATAGAAGATGATGATGATAAAAAAATAGAACTAAATGATAATGAACTAGATCTTATTTTTCAAATAGGAGCTTTGAGAAATCAAAGTGGAGAATTTGCTGTTGATGAAAAGGATGATACAACAAATTTTTCAAAAGAATTATTAGATGGAAGAACCATTATTTTCGATCTCCGTTCAATACATGATAAAAATATAAAGCTATTGCTTGACGGAAGTATATTATCAGCCAAAGAGCTAGAAATGCTAAACGTCTCACTCGGTGCTATTAGGTATGCCAGACTAGATAAGTAAGCTAAAAAATGTTTATTCATGTTTTGACTTTTGCGTACTGGGCGGTGCTAGAAAGACGAATCAACATGAACAAATTAAATATAAAAGAATACAAAACAAAAGGCGGTGAGATTCGCTATATCCTCCGTGGTGCTTATATCGGTACTGATGTGCTGACAGGTAAGCAAGTGCGAACTGATGTAAGAGGACGCACAAAAAAAAGACGTTAA